TCGCCGTGGACACCAAGTAGTAATTCATTAAGTAATATTAAGATACAAAATACACTATTTTAACAACTTTTCTACATTAAAATTTTTCATTATGATTGAAATTTTTTCTATTTTTTCTTATAATTCTGTAGCCATTTATGTAGCCAAAGTAAAAAAGCTAATTCTGGCTACAAAAATACTAAAAAAAGGTTTTTTTAATGCTAACTCAAAAAGATATAGACAATTTAGAAATAAAAGATAAAAGGTATATGATTAGCGTAGGAGAACCAAAAGAATTATATGTCCGAGTTAATCCAACAGGTAAAAAAGTTTTTTATTTAAGAGCTTCAAAATTTAAAAATTTTATAACAATAGGGGAATGCCAAAAAGGTGTTTTAAATGTTACAAATGCAAGAGAAAAAGCAAAAGATCTTTTAAAATCAATGTATGATGGAAAATTTATCGGCAAAAATGATAAGGTTATGACACTTGAAAAAGCAAATTTTCTTTATGTTGATATAAAATCTAAAAAATTAAATTCAGCTACAATCAAAAAAGAACAGTCAATTTTTAAAAAATATATTATTCCAACTTTGGGACAAAAAGATATAAATGAATTGAAAAAAGATGATTTTCTACCTATTTATGATTTAATGCAGAAAAAAGGAATATACGAAACAATAAATAAAAATATATCTTTGCTATGTAGGATATTTGAGATTAGTAGACAAAGAGGTGACTTAAAAACAGATATAATACTTCAATTGAAAGATTTAAAGAAATTTTACAATGAAGCAAATCACAATAAAGTTAAACATTTTAAAGCTATAGTAGAAGAACAAGAAATAAAAAATATGTTAGAATGTATGAAAGAATATAAAAATCATCCACGGACAAATACAACTATAATTAATGCAATTTATTTTACGCTTTTAACAGCACAAAGAAGTAAAAATATTCGATTTGCCAAATGGAGTGATATTGACTTTGAAAACAATCTTTGGATTATAAAAGCAGATGAAATGAAAGTAAGAACTAATGGTGATAATATTATCCCTTTAAATAAATATGCTTTAAAGATACTAGATATACAAAGAATTTTAAATGGAGATAAAAAGTATATTTTCGCTAATAATAATGGAACTATTAGCGAAAATTTTGCTGTAAGATTTTTTAAATTTTATAATTTAGAGCACACTATACATGGATATCGTTCTACTTTTAGAAGTGTTTATACTAATAAAAGCAATGAGTTAATTCAGCAAGGTATTAGTAAGGATATAGCAGAAATGATATTACATCATATAAACGGTAATGAAATAGAAAGGGCTTACAACAGAGCCAAGGCAATTGATTTAAGAGTAAAACTTATGCAATGGTATGGAAATTACTTAAACTCTCTTTGTGAGTTTTGCTTTTAATGTCTTTTAGCTTTAAGCCATTTTTCTATTTCTTTTATTTCATATCTTATGGATTTTCCTATGCGAATGTAAGGTATTTTACCATCTTGTCTTAACTTAAATAATGATGTTATACTAACTCCTAAATATTCGCTCAATTCTTTTTCTCTAAAATATTTTTTAACCATTTTCAACTCCTAATCTTTTATCTATAATTTCAAAAATAGTATCCTTGTAATAATTCCAAAGCCATTTCTGTTCTTCATCTTCTAAATCATCAACGCTTAAATTACGCCATTCTTTTATTGTTTTAGTATCACAACCTAAATTCATCATGGTTTTTGTAAAAGTCATAACATAGGTATCAACGACAACACTAAAGATATTTTTCATATCTCCTATACAATCCCTAAGATCTACATTTTCAAATATACAATTTTCAAATTCTGTTCTTAAGAAATTACAAAAATTAAAACTTGCACCGCTGAAATCACAATCTATAAAAGATGCATTTTTGCTTGAAATATCATTTAAATTAGAATTTTTAAAACTAGCACCATTTATAAATACATTATCAAAATCCAAACCACTTAAATTTAGATTTTCTAAGTTTGCATCATTTAAAGAAATACCTTCTAAAATGCAATACTCAACTAATTCTTTTTCACTTTTTCTATCATCTTCGATAATGATAGTTTCATCAAGTCTTTTTAAAATTCCCATCTTATTTCCTTAATATTTTTTTCCATTTTTCTTCAAATTCATCATAATTTTTCCAATACTTAAGCTCTTTTTCTAATTTATTTAAAACAGCTTCAAAAACAGTATCTTTTCCTATTTTTTCTGCAACTAAACTCATTTCCCATTCTTTAAAACAAACAATATCATAATCCTTGGCTAAGATTTTTCTAAGCTCAAGTAGTTCTTTTTCACTAAGTTTTCTTTTAAAGCTTAGCTCCTTTTTATGTTCTAAGTCGTATTGTAAGGCTTTGATTTTGTTTTCATAATGTTCCTTTTGTTGTTTAAGCTGAGATTTATAACCTAAGCTCTGGCGAAAAGCTAGTTTTTGCATTTTCTCTTGTTCAAGGTTTTTAAGGCGTTTCTCACATTCTATAAAATAACGCCTCGCTTGTCTTCCCTTTTCGTTGTTTTCAACCATACAAAGCTCTTTTGCCATATCTAATGTAACATAGTATTCTTTGCGAGGTCTGCGTCCTGTAAAAACTTCTTTAATGATATAGTCTTGATTTTCGATAAAACTATAATGACTGATCCTGCGATTAATCCAATCTGCGAATTTTGTATCAATTTCTAAAAAATAAAAAAGAAATTTAACATTAGCTGGAAAAGCACCTTGTAATTCTGTGTGTGGGAATGTTAATTGCAGTTGCATTTGCTTACCTTTATGTAATTAATCGATAAGCAAATAATTACATATTATTACTTAAATAATACTTAATGATAACAATTACTTACTTAAAAGTAATAAAATGTATTTTTCTCAAAAATGAGAAAAATAAAATTAGTTTTATTTTTCCTTTATATCATTAATAATTAGATTAATAATATATTGAGTTGTGTTAATACCTAACTCTTCAGCTTTTTTGTCTAGTGTTTCTTTGAGTTTAGCGCTCATAGTTAACATAACTCTTTGTGCTTGTTCTTTCTCTTCTGCCATTTTCTTTTTATCCTTTTCTATATCTTTTTCTTTTGCATTTGGATTGGTAATCATAATATCAGGATGATTTTTTTCAGCTTCTTCCAAAAGCCATATATAAGCTGCATTTTTGTTCATCTCTAAATTATTTTTTTTACAATATTTGTAAAATCTTTCGTAATATTTTTCTTTATTTGGATTTAAAAATTTTGTTGGATGTTCATCCATAAATTTTTTACTTATTTCAATAAAGTCTTTTTCATTCATAATTTTTCCTTTCTTTAATTTGATAATTTTATCAAAATTTTACTTAAGCAAATAGACTTCTTTCTATATGTTTAAACATAATTTCATTAGCACTTTTAAAAAAGTCTTTTTTAATCTCAAAGCCATAAGCTTTGCGGTTTAAATTTGTCGCTGCTAAAAGAGTGCTACCACTTCCAGCACATGGATCTATAACAACATCGCCTGCATCTGTAAAAATAGTGATTAATCTTTCTAGCAATTTAACAGGCTTTTGTGTGGGATGTACTTTAGGAATACCTTCATCTTTTTGCCAATCCATGCAGTTATAAATCATCTTTCCATCATTGTTAAATTTTGGAAGTTTTTCACGATATAAGATTAAAGCATATTCACAATTTCCAACTATTTTCATATTTGCTTTTAAAACTTGAGATGAGCTTTGTTTTCTAAAAACTAAATTTATATAATGATTAAAGCCATATTTTTTAGCTACTTCAATTAACATTGCTTGTTGTTCAAAAGAGCAAAAAACAATCATACAAGGACTTTTACCGCATTCTTTAGGTTCTTTTATAAGCATTTTTGAGCAAAAGTGCATAAATTCGCTAACTTTAAAATCATTATCTGTATCAAAAAATGCCTTGTTTGCTTTTTTACTTTTTCCATTTTTATTATCCCCATTTATATACCATTCAGGAGATGAAGCATAAGCATTGTTTCTTAGATTATAAGGAATATCAGCTATTACAAGCTGTGCTTTTGGTATATTATATCTTTTAAAATTTTGAAAATGGTCGTTATATAAATTTAGTTTCATTTTTACTCCTCAGCTCCCTCGCATTCAGTGTTTATTTCTTTTAAAGTTTTCCCAGATTTGTCTTCATATATTATTGTTATCCTATAACTATACTCTCCATTTTGTTCCGAGTAACAAGGAATAAAGAATGTTCTGTTTTTATCTCCAAATCTGAAACCATAATCATTTGGCACCAGTTGAAAACTTTCTTCATCAAAGTCATAATTTAACGCTGATGGTTCTAATTGATCCCACTCTGCGTAATTGTATTCACAACAACTTTGACTATAAGTGTCCCGCAATGAGTTGCCATTGTCGAACACAATTCCTTCATCATTTCCATATTTAATTATTTTCATCTTCATCCTTTCAATAATTCTTTATTTTCGTGTATATTGCCTACGACATATACATCTTCAATTGTTTTATTATTTTTATGTCTACGAAGGTCAAATAAGTACCCACCATCTCCATTAGATAATTTAGAACACAATCCCAACTCCATATCAAAACAAATAATTTCATAAAATATTTCTGAATTTTTTTCATTAGTAAATACTAAGCATTCTATAATATCTCCTATATAGATTTTATTACCTTTGTAATCATAGTAGCCTGTAAATAACTCTATCTCTAAATCATTCTTATTCTTTACAAACTCTACTTCATTAATTCTGTCAGTTTCAGTAAATGTGGCTCCTGCTTCTACAGGAGATTTGTCATATTTATGAAGTTCTATTTCATTAAGATATCTCTTTTCAGTATTATCCCAAATTCTAAAATCAAAGTCTTTTAGTTTCATTTTTATTCCTTAAAAATTTTTCAACATCTTCAAAAGCTTTAATAATAAGCTTTTTTTCATGAAAGTAATTTCTTCCGCTTGGCTTACTTTTGTAAATTTTGTAAGCCTTTCTGAGTTCTTTTTTACTTATGTGATTTTTATAATTTATTTTTTCAATTGCAATCCCATTGCTTCTTAAAAAATGACAAAAGCAACTTCTCCTCTCACTAAATGGAACGATTTTTACAATTTCAAGATAATTAGAACGGCAAACTTTCATCATCATCTCCTATTTCGATATATTTTTCATTGTTATTGTTTTTTACTTCATTTCCATAAGGATTATAGCTTTGATTTTCTTTTGGAATAAATGATTTGTTATTGTCGTTATTTAAAGATTTATGCCTTGCTTTAAAAGATTTTATAGATAAAGGCTCTTTATTATTTTGAAACTCATCCATGTTTTGCATTTTTTCATTAAAAATTCTATCAAGAAAGATTTTGTTAGCAAGCTCTCCATTTTTACTTAAATATTCTTCTGTTCCAAAACCTAAAACTAAAAGTTTATTAACTAAAGAATTTAGATAAATAACTTCAGTCTGCACTCCAAAAACATTCTCATTTCCCTTTTCGCTAAAATCAAGTTCATCAATTCCAAAGAATTTCATAATAGCGTTTAATTGTCTAAATCCTAAATAATTTTCTTTTTCTCCATTTTTATTGATATAGCTAAAATCGTTATTTTTAGCTACAAAAAGATTAAAAATAGCTAGTTTTTGCTCTTTTCTGGTTAAAAATTCAAAACAAATAAAAGTATTATTGCTTCCATCGCTTGCCAATTTATCATATAAAAAGGCTTTGCGGAAAACTCCGCTATAAAGCCCACCTTCACTTAAATACTCTACGCTTGGCGAATAATTTGCCACTTCAAAACTTGCCTTAAATGCTGGTAACATTATAATTCTCCTTTTAATTGTGTTAAAAATTCATCTTTATTACTTAGAACTTCTTGTATTTTTTCACTTGTAAATAAAGAATGTTTTTTTATAAAATTGTTTTGCTCTTGGGTGTTTAAACCATTATCACTCATAAATTTTCTAAGTTCAGCACCTAAAGCTTTTATCTCTTTTGCTTTATTTTCTATAGCTTTTTCATCACTACCCCAAACTTTTAAATCTTCATTTGGATTTAAAAATCGCTTTTCCTTTATTGTTTCTAATTCACTCTCATCAAGCATTCCAAGTCCGCAAATACTTAAGGTTACACGCCTTTTTGCTTTTGTGATAGCTTTCATTATTGCGTTTGCTAAATTATCGCCACCTAAATTTTTAATATTTAAAGCACCTGTATCGCAATCAGTTCTTCCATCTGGTGTTGCTGCGTAGGCTGTAACCATATAAATATCGCCAACTTGTGCCACTTCTGTTTTTGTAATACTTACTTTTCTTATTTGTCTTAGCTGATCTGTTGCTGATTTATTTGCATATAAAGTAAGTTTGCCATTTAATACTATGTATTCAAAAGGCTTTGTAAGCATGTTTAAGTTTAAACTTTCACAAAGATTTTTAACATAACTCGCTCGTTCTACATCACTAAGTTTTGATAAATCACCTTTTACCAAAGCCAACTCATAAGGATTAAAATTTATTTCTAATTTATTTTCTTCTTTTAATACAACTTCATTACTCATTTTATGCTCCTTTTTTGATTTTTAAGCACATTGAAGTACTTTCCTTATAAAATTCTTTAGGCACAGTAATATTTTTTTGCTCTAAAAAGCCCTTATAATCAATTGTAGTTCTACTTTGCGGATAAATTGTAATATCCAAACATCTTGCTTTTTCTCCATTTGCTAAGGCTATGAGTTCTTTTTTAAGACTTTCTAGCTTTTCCTTAATAGGTTTAATCGTGTTTTCAAGCCTTATAATTTCAATCGTTAGATTTTTTGCTTTAGTATCTTCAAGCTCTTTATAATCGCTTTTTTGATCTATGATATAATCTAATATAAATTGCTTTATATTTTTAACCAACCATTCTTGATAAGCTTCATCTCTTAAAACTTCGCACTCTACAATCTCTTCTTCTTTGTTCATAGCTACAAATATACATTTTTCTTTACCACTGATATAGAGTTGAAATTGCACTTGAGCGTAATATTTATCACTTGGCTTTTTATTTCTTTTGATAAAATCATACTCATCTTGCGAGTATTTAAACTCATAAATAATTCCATTTTCATCTATTCCATCTAAACTTGCTATAAACATTTCATTTTCTAGACTTTGCAAAACTACAGGAGTGATACTCACAGAATGTAAAAATTCAACCCTAGCTCTAATCAAAGGCTCATATTCATTGCCTCTTCTCATGGCTTCATTTTGATAGACTTCTTTAAGTCCTAAGATGATATCTCTTGCCTCTTCTTTAGAGTTAAAAGCACCTTTAATACCTACACAAGATGCTGCCATCGATGCACCTATTTTTCCTTTTCTAAAATTTAACCATTCCACACTACCCTGCTCTAAATCAATTATTTTACAATTCATTTTATCCTGCCTTTTTTATTTTTGGAGTGCTTTTTAAAATATAAAAAGTATTTCTCGTTTCTTTGTTTCTAACTGTTTCTATTGCATAACCTTTGTTTCTAAGATTATAAATATAAGCTCCAAGTCTTGTAGTAATTCTTGTATCTATGCAATAAAAATTATCTATTTTTCCTTTGTTTAATAAAATATTTAAGACTTGTTTTTCTTGTGATATTGTAGTTACTGACATTCTTTCTCCTTTAATCTTTTTACTTCTTTTATGGCTATTTCATCATTATTTTTAACCCCTATAAGTCCTAAAGCATCAAGGATTTTTATGCGAAAATTACTAAGTTTTACATTGATTTTAATTTCTTCTTCTAGCTTCAATGAAATTTCATTTATAGCAGTATCTTTTAATGCTATTACACCTTTTAGCCTTTGAACTTCTTTTTCTAAGTTTCTGATTTTTTCATTCTTTTTAAATATCAAGAACATAGTTTTGACCTTTCTTTTGCATAAAGAAGCTCATAAATTTTATTTTGCAAAGAGCTAATTTCTTTTATATTTTTCATATTTGCTTCTATTTGGTCTTTTAACTCTTTTAAAAGTTCTATTTTTTCATTTTCAAGATTAGAAATTTCAGTTTTTAAAGATTTATTTTCATCTTTTAAAGACTTATTTAGCTTCATTTCTTTTCTATATTCATCTTTGCTAAGTTTAATGATGACTTGTTCTTTTGTGTGATAAGCTTTCATTTTTTCTCCTTTTAGATTAATGCTTAAAAGGAGCAACTGAGTTCTTTATTAAAAAGGAAAATAAAAACTAAAAAACAAAAAAGACAAATTCTCATGAATGTAAAATAAGTAGTTTTAAAGTTGCCCCATTTAAGCATTAAAGGAGCTTAAGAAAAGCCGAGTAAATCCGCAAGTCTCGGCATTGTATAATCGTTTAAGTTTATGCTAAGCGGATTTAGTTAAAATTTATCTGTGTTAAAAAATATTAGAGTTTTATAAACTCTCTAATTAGCTCTAAGATTAAGATTAAAATTGTTAAAATTTTATCCCACATTTTAGAGCCTCCTTTCTCAACACCGAGACAAGTTAGCCACTTAAACTTTATAATTATACTTTCTTTTTCTTAAACCCTTAGTTTTCTGTCGTTTTTAAAGTGCAAGAAAACCTTAAAAATAGCACTATAAACAATAATAACGAGCCAAGTTTATGGATAACTTGCTAACCCTTCCGCTATACAGAACTATCAACGCAATAGTAAAGCTTAATTTTCAAGCGGTCAAAAGCTTAAGAAAGCCCTTTTTAAAGGACTTGTTAAACTTTTAAAAAAGCTTTTTACATTGTTTTTCGAATTTTCTAACTCTCTCTAAAAGCTCATAAGCATTTCTTATAAATTCATCTCCATAAGCTTGTAAAGATATTGCTATTTCTTCATCATCTTCTAAGCTTATTTCCAAAGAGTTTTTAAAATCTTGCAAGTTTGCAAATATATTTTCTAAATTCTCTTTGCTTTCAAACTCATTTGCAATTAATTCTTTTGTTTGGTTATAAATTCTTTTTTCTTCTCTATCAAAATAAAAATCTGTAAAACTCATTTTTTCTCCTTTTTGTTTTGTTAAAATAATTGTAGTATTACTACACTTAAACTATGCTTAAATAATAGTAGTATTCCTACATTTTTTAAAAATATTTTTTTGGTATAATTTTTTAATGGGAAGATGAAAAATCTAAAAATATTTAAAAATATTTTTAGAAAATTGGAAGGATTAAAATTTGAGAATAATACTAGCTTTATTTATATATATTTACGCCTTTGGGGTTGATGTATGTGAGCGAAGAGATATTGAAATGTCTGCATATATAGAAAAACACGCCGTTGGTTATAAAAACAAAAATTTTAACCTTCCAGAAGAAAAACTATACAAAAAATCTTTTAGTGATTGCTATGATAAAAAGAATAAAGAAGCTTGTTTGTATATTTATAATAATTTTGCTATAGATGAAAATTTTAAAATTGAGAGCAATATATTTAATTTGATTACAATAATGACTTATGTTGGTTTAACTCTTGATATAGACAAAGATAAAAAGTATAAAGAAATTAATCGATTGATAGCTTTAGATAGTTGGAAAAAAGCGTCAGAATTGATAGATTTTGTTTTGAGTAAAACCAATGATACAAAAACTATAGAGGGGCTAAAATTACTAAAAAAGATGAGTGATTTTGAAATTAATCGGGCTTATGCATGTCCTTTGTATCATAATGATAAATTACAATCTGATAAAATAGATATGCCTTGTGCCTGTAAAAAAAATACTGCACTTTTAATAAAACCAGATACTATAAAACGAGCTTTTTTAAATTTAAAACTTTTATGTGATAAATATAAAGATAGCGTGAGTTGTGGAGTTGTTGGCGGACTTTATGAGAATGGCAAAGGCGTAAGGATAAATTTTAAACAAGCAAAAAAATATTATGGTTTAGCTTGTGATGGTGGTTATCAACTTGGTTGCGATGGATATAAAAGGTTGATGGGGTATTGAGTGATTATAGTTTAAATAACTTATATCTACTGATAATAATGTTCAGTTTTCGCTAAAAATAATCCAACTATATTTATATTTGGATCTAGTTTTTCCAATAAGATATTTTTACAAGCTTTAAAATGTCCTCCAGTTGTTAATACATCATCAATTAAAACTATATTCTTATCAAAAAAATTTGGTGGATAGAATAATATTTCTTGTTTTAAATCATTAGGATTTCTATAACCATTATAGTGTGCTGGCACTAGATTATTTTGAACATCAAAACAATCAAATATTTTATAACTATTATCCAATTTTAACAATTCCTCCATAGTTTGCATTAGCCTATTGTTAAATTCTATTGAATTTTTTGGCTTTGATGTGGGCATTGGAATAATATTGAATATGTTTTTATTTATATTTAAAAACGCATTGTTTATCATTTTTGCAAATTCTTTAATAGCTTCATTTCTATAATACCAAGATGGATGATTTTTAAACAATAAATCTTTTTTAAAGTTAAATACTAATGAATTAGCCTCAAAGCCAGAATTTGGCTTATAATCCAAAAAATAATAACAAGCGTCATCAGAATTCAGATAAGGAATGCTATGTATGTCCAAATCAACTTTAATAGGCTTCATAAATTATCCAAAATATCTTCAATTTTTTTAACCCTAATTGCACCTTTTTTTTCGTAAGTATATGGCCATTTCAAGCCATTTTCAAAGCATGAATTTAATATAAAAAGCTTTCTTCCAATTTCAATACAAGCTCTAGCTTGTGTTAAGGTTCCGCTTGTTTCACTTGCTTCTACAATAACTGTAGCATCTGATATTGCTGCCATAACCGCATTTCTTTCGGGAAAGTAAAATTTTTTAGTTGAAAATGGTTGTATAGAGTATTTATAAAAAGGTACATGACTTACTAAAAGATGTTTATTTGCTATCTCATCTTGCAGCGCTTTGTTTTCAATAGGATAATATTCATTAATAGGCGTACCTATTACCCCGATAAGGCTTCCATTATTTTTAATAGTAGATCTCATTGCTGCTGTATCAATTCCATGTGCTAATCCAGAAACAATTACAAAACCTTTGCTTGACAATTCTTTTGATAATTTTATAGCTCTTTTTATTCCATCTTCTGTTGCATTTCTTGCCCCAACTATAGCAATTTTTTTAGGCTCGCTGAGCAAATCTAAATTCCCTTTATAATAAAGTGATTTTATATATGTATTTTTTAAATTTTTTGGAAATTGATAGTTGTATTCTGTTAAGATTGAAAAGTCTTTTTTATCCAAATTTAAAAGAAAATCTTGTATTTTTTCCTTTGCATCTTGAGAGGTAAAATCTTGTTGTATTACTTGTAAATCTTTAAACTTTTTTAAACTAGAATTTTTAATACTGCTCCATATAAATTCATACTTTAACATTTCTTCATATAAGTTTATAGCATTTAGAGATAGCATAGAAAATCCTTTATTTATACAACAGGATTATATTTTATCACAATTAACCTTATATTTTTTTATACTCTCATCTTCAACTTCATGATTTGGTACTTGGTAACATTCTTTAAAATTCTCACCTTTTAAGATTTTAATATAAGAGCTTGGAATGGCAATTTGATTTCTTATTCTTTGTGGATTATTGTCATAATTAACTAAATTTAAAACTTCTAAACTTCCAAGCTTTGAAGCTACTTGTCTTTCTCTTTTTTCAATCTTATTCCAAACCCTTTGATTGATTTGTGGATTTTGTGGAGTAATATTACTCATTAAGAATGTGCTTCTTTGAGCTTGAGTTGTTTTTCTCATTGAGGCATTAGAAAGAGTGTGTCCTCTATCATAACCACTATTTTTATAATCACTCCAAGTGGTACGATATTTTTTAGGGATATTTGTATCATCTTCAAAGCGTGGGCGTTTTTTGATTTGTTCGCCTTTTAGATTATTTGCTTCTAATTTATAAGCTACTGCTTTAGTACCTTTGTAGTTATAATCATAGCAATTAATATAATAAAATTTATCTAAAACTTGAGAGCAGTTTTGTTTAGTAAAATACTTAGAAAAATCTTCACTTGGTTTATATTGCACATAATCAGCAAAAGCTAGAGTGGATAACAATGGTAAAAGTATGAGTTTTTTCACTGGTAATTTCATCTTTATTTTAATTACAATCTTTAGTTATAAATTTATATTCTACGCTTTTATCCAAATGAAATACAAATTTTTCATTAAATGGTGATATTGAAACCTTATTATCTCCCAATAAATGTATATAAGCATTAGGTGAAACTTTTGAACATATTGTATTATTTTGATAGTATGAAGCTATATGAATAATATTAGGTGAAAAATTAAATACATAAAAATAACCGATCATGAAAAAACTCAAACACTGCAAAATAGCTGTAACTCCAAAAAGTACAAAACAGTCAATATGAAATTTATTTTTAAAATGAGTTGTTTTCATTATGAAATTAAAAATTTTTTGGATTAGAAAATTAAGGTTTAAAAAAAATAAACACTTAGTTATATCTAATAATACTGGTGTTAAAAAATGTACCATAAATAATAGCGACAAAGCAACCATTATACATATAATTATTATTGGAATAATAATTATAATATTAAAAATATTAATAGCATAACCATAACTATCTGGTATATAATTTATAGTAGTATAAATTATATACCTTGAACAAAATTCAGCTACAAGATATACTCCAAAAAAAACTAATAAGTTATATATTTTAACAATATTAATTCTTTTGGTAATTTTATATAAATCTATAAATGCTGGAATAAACAATAAAAGATATCCCATAATTGTTATAATCAAATTATTGATTTTAACGTTTAAAATAAGAACAAAAATTCCTATAATATATGATAATGTAAAAGGATTTTTTATATAGATTATTATTTTATTTAAATTCATCCCACCACTTCTATAAAATTTTTAAAGGTTTCAACAGCCATTTTTGATACTACAGCACCTAAGATCTCGCATTGCTCAAATTCGCTATTATATACTTTTTTATCTTCGTATTTTTTATTTTCAGAAACTAAAAAAATATAATCTTCAAAAGGTTCTTTTTTGATTTTTTTGCAAAATAAATCATCATTTTTTCTAAAAATAACAATATCTGCATTTGAAATAGTCTCAAGTGAATTTTTACTTCTATCTATAATAATAAAATCTCCATTAGATAAAATAGGTTCCATGCTATCGCCATTAATTTTTATAATATCATAACTCTTCTTTATGGGTATATCTAAAATTTCTTTTAGAAAATTTTCATCAACGGAAACAATTTTTACTTCTTCGCTTTGAGATGATGTTCCAAGTCCTGCACTTGCATAAATATCTGGAAAATATCTGAAATTTATTTGATTATCATCTTGTAAAAAAGATTTTATACTATCATTTACTGGAGCAAGTTTACTAACTGGTACTTCTAAAACTTTTGCCATAGTTATAATATTTTTGTAATCTTCAGGTTGATTGTTTTCACCTCTATACCAATAAGTTATTCCATCTAAAGTGATTTCATATCCATTTTCTGAAAGCATCTGTGCAAATTTTGCTCTGCTTATTTTTTTTTCTTTTAAAATTTGTGATAAATATTCTTTATCAAGCTTATAAAATGTTTTATTTTTTTCCATTTTTTATCCACCTTATTAATTGTAGTAATTATACATCGACTATTTAAAAAAATATATGTAGTATATTTACATATTTTTTAAACTTAATTTTATAGTAGTTATGCTACATTTTTAAAAATATTTTTAGGAATTGTAAGAATATGAATAGAAAAAAATTAAAAAAAATACTACTTGATTATTATAGTAAAGATGGTGTTGGAAGTATTTTGAGCTCTAGAATAGGAATTAAAGTTCAAATAGCTGGGGAACTTTGGGAAAAACATCAAATACCTCCAAATATTTGGGGTAAAAATAATAGGAATAAATTGCTTAAATTTTTAGGAGAAAGCGAAAGGATAGAGAATGAAAGTGATTAAAATCAACTCTTCTTTTATCAGACCACATACAATTAAAAGTTTTAGTGTTTATGCTGAGCAAGAATTTATTGTTCTTAAAATTTTTAATGGAGTGAATTATATACAGGGTTTTGAAATATTTAAAAGCAAAGAATTGGATTATCATTATACTTTTGGAGTAAAACAAAATTCAAAAACAGTTATGATATTAGATGAAATAGATAACTTAATGCAAAAACTCGCAGTAAATACCAGCCTTGAGGTTAAAAGGCTTTTATCAAAAAGAAAGGGTTCTATTTTTAAAAATGGAACAATATTTTTAGATTATGAATTATTTAATTTTTTAGAGAAAAGCGAAGAAAAAAATAATATAGAACTACTTGTAAAAGAATATCGCAAAGAGCAAAGAAAAATAGGATTTTTTAAAAGGTTTTTTTTATGAAATTAGTTTTTTTGATTTACATAGCATCGATACTTGATGATATTAATAGAGCATTCTTTACTGCAGGCGTTTTGAGTCTTGCTTGTGGTATTTTTGCAATTATTCTCTACTATATTTGCAAATTTGAAAGCAATGAAAAATTTGTAAATATAGCAAAAAAAGGAATGAAAATTTTTATTCCTATTAGCATAATAACAGGATCTACTGCAATTCTTATTCCGAGTAAAGAAACCGCTTATTTGATGGCTGGTGCTTATATAGGTGAAAAAGCTGTTAAAAGCGAATTTGTAAACAATAGATTAGAAAAAATCATAGAAATTATAGATTTAAATTTGGATAAGCAAATTAAAGAATTACAAGGATTTAAAAAATGATACCAAGTTTTATAGCAAGTTTTGATGTGGCTTTGGGGCGTAAAAGCCTAAGAGAGAGAAAAGGCTATTTAAAATTATCAAATACTATAGCTTACGGCGGTCTTAGCGTTGATGCTTTAGTATTATATATTCAATTGGCAAAGCTCAGTGAAAAAACGATTATAAGTGAAATCTATCTAAGAGAGTTTATAAAAGTTAAAAATAATCAAAGAATTAGTTTAAATAGACTAAGAATTGCTAAAAAAGAATTAATTGAACTCAGACTTTTAGAAATTAAAAAGGTTAGAAATGGCTCTTTAAATTTTTATGAGTGGATTTTAAAAGATGAAAATTATCAAGTTAAAAAGCATTTTAACAAATCTTTATCTTTGCTTAAAAACAGTGATGAAAAGCTAAGCAAAACTCTTAAAAATAACACTTCATCAATCGACAGAAAATTAACCACTGAAAACGAAAAAAATCAAAAATCCCTATATATAGAAACACGCACGCACGCACGCGATAATAAATTTATAAATAATATAAATATTAATAATAATAAATTTATAAAAAAAGAGAATTTAGAAAATTTAAAAAATAATCAAGAAAAGAAAGAACGCGTTTTTAATCAAAACGCCTCTTTTGTAGTGAGCTTTTTAAAACTTGATGAAAAGGAATGTGAAAAAATGGCAAAAAAAGAATTTAAAGTCCCAAATGCAAATGAACTCATGAGACAAATAATAGCTTTTAATGAGAAAAATGGCACAAACTTTGGTGAAGAGTTGGCTAATGATTTTATAGGCTATTGGGATGCTAGGGAATGGAAAAGAAATGGAAAAAGAATGTCAAGTGTGGCAGGAAGTCTTTATACATGGCTTAAATACGCTAAAGAAAATGAAGCAAGAAAAAATCAGCGTTTTAACAGAAAAAAAGAAGCTAATCCTAGTGTGGTTGATAGCTTGATGGAGTATTACGGAATGAAAGATGAGAACAAAAACAAGCCCTTAGGATGCTTTTAAGGAGTAAAAAATGCAAGAAAAAATACAAATTTTAATAGACTTATTAGAAATTAATAAGGCTCAAGCAACTGATATCGTTGGTAGATATCTAAAAAGCGTTGATGATATCCACTCTTTCTTAGATTTTTATTTCGAAACTTTAGAAAGAGAGAATATCGTAGGGACAACCTATGAGAAATTAAGAAGAGTTTGCAAAAGAGCTGAAATCGAGTTTAAAAAGCGTTTTGAAGACAAAGAAATTTTTTTAGAATGGTTAAAAAATAAATATAAAAATAGTCCATTTTTTAGATTGCTTGAAAGTGATTTTAAATACTCATATGTTTGTTATGATGGACAGGGCAACCTTTTTAAACGATTGGCAAAATCAATTAATATGTTGGTTTGTCTAAATAATTTTGGAGAATTAACCTACGAAGATGGAGAAATGCTAAAAAATAACGAATTTAAATACGCTTTAATAGATTTTATATTTAAAAATCAAGAGCGCATAGGAAAAGATATATATATAAATACTTCTTATAAGATAAAAGGATATACATCTTTAAGCCATGAAGAAGAATATAATAACTTTAAGAAGGTGCAGAAAAAAATTTTTAAGGAGAATCAAGAAGAATTTCAAAAGAAAGTAAAAGTCAAAATGGCTTTTAAAAAAATAAGCTAATTTTAAGAAAGCCTGAAATGGAAAAGTATATTTTAAAAATTGATTTAAAAAGCAATCCAGTACCTTATAAAAGAACCACGCAAAGATCTAAATTTGCATGTAAAGATTATCTTAAATATTTAGATTTTAAAAAACTCTTGCAAATGGAGTTTAGAAGACAAAATAATATTAGCTGTTTTCAAGCCTTTGATAAGCAAAAGAAATATGAGTTTTCTTTAAAAATAGGATTTAACAGCAAAAGGCATGGCGATGGGGACAATATCGTAAAATGCGTGTTAGATGCGTTATTTGAAAACGATAAGAATGTTTTAAAAGGCGATTATGAGATTATTAGTTTTAAAAAATCTTTTTTAGACTTAGAAATCAAAGAATTTAATTTTAAAGAAGGGGTGGCTTGATGGCTAGAATGATGACAAATGGCAAAAGTATGACAAAAGAAGAACTTGTATCAAAGATAGAAAACTACTTTAGTGAAAAAACTGTTTTAAAAGAAACTAAAGAAAGTGTTATTTTTGCACCTAAAACAAAAGTGGGATTAGCTGTGCATTTAGGGATTTCAATGCAAACTTTAAATGAGTGGGAAAAAGATAAAGATTTTGGCGAAATAGTAGCAAATGCAAAACAAAGGTGTGAAATGGATATTTTAAACCATTCCTTAATCGGTACTTATACTCCTAGCGTTAGTATGTTCTTGCTAAAAAATCAGCACGGTTATGTAGACAAACAAGAAGTAGTCAGCGATAATGTTCAAAAAATAGAAATTATAAGAAGTGAAATCAAATGAAATTAAAGCTTGACTTTTCTTACACTCCTGCACAACTTAAAGTTTTTGATGATAAAAATCCACGCTTTATAACCGTAGCAAAAGGCAGAAGACTTGGTTTTACAAGGGGAAGCGCTAAGTTTGTCATAGAAAACTTGCTTTTAGGACAAAATGTATTATGGGTAGATACCATACAAGCAAACTTACAAAACTATTACGAGTTATATTTTACACCTGAGTTAAAAAACTTGCCAAAAGATTTTTACTCATGGAGTGTGCAAGATAAGAAACTAATCATTAATGGAGCAGTGCTTCATATGAGAAGTGCTGAAAGAAGTGAAAATATCGAAGGTTTTGGATATGACCTTGTTATTTTAAACGAAGCAGGAATTATTTTAAAAGGCAGCAAAGGAGAATATCTTTGGTATAACGCCATACGCCCTATGTTGCTTGATAACCCTAAATCAAGAGCGATTATCGGTGGAGTTCCTAAAGGAAAAAATCTATTTTATGAACTTTGCAAAAAAGAATTAAGTGATAAGAATTGGAAACATTTTCAATTCTCAAGTTATGATAATCCATTTTTAAAAGAAGAGCAAATTAAAGAATTAATTGAAGAAGTAGGCGGAGAAGGTAGTGAAGTTGTCAAGCAAGAAATTTATGGCGAGTTTATAGATAGCTCGAGTGCTGAATTATTTTCTCTAAGTGAAATTGAAAATGCGATGAGCAAGAACTCTTTTAGTATTGAAAAAATGCAAGGCGAGAATATTTGGGGGCTTGATGTAGCAAGATATGGAGATGATAAGAGTGCTTTAGCAAAAAGAAAAGGTTTTGTAGTTGATGAAATAAAAAAATACTCACAACTTGGAACCATGGAGTTAGCAAATAAAATATTAGCTGAATATAACCAAAGCAAAGACAAACCAAAAGGTATTTTCATAGATACTTGCGGTCTTGGCGTTGGCGTGTATGATGTCTTGTTAAATTATGGCTTGCCCGTATTTGAGGCAAATTCTGCAAATTCTGCAACTAGCAATGAATACTTAAATAAAAGAGCGCAGATGTATTTCACCTTTGCGAAAAATTTAAAACACATGGAGATTATTAAAGATGAAGAATTAAAAAAAGATATGAGAATGATTGAATATGAGTATAGCGATAAAGGGTTGTTAAAGATAGTTTCAAAAGAACAATTAAAAAAGAACTATGGCAAAAGTCCTGATGTTAGCGATGCGGTGGCTCTAACTTTTTTTGAAAAACTATACAGCAGAAACAATACTAATGAAGATTGGAGCTATGATGGCTGGTGAATTTTTAATGATTTATGATGCAATTGATGTAAACAAAATAAAAAAGCTTTCAAATTTAAGCGATGAGGCTATAAAGTCAAGTCTTGCAAATGAATTTTTAGAGCTTGTATCAGGATTTAATAATATTTCTAAAAAGAAATTTAAAAGAGAATTTGCGGAGTTTTTATTTGAAAAAGGAGTGAATGAAAAAGATATTTTAAAAATAACAAATTTAAGCAAAACAACAATATGGAGAATTATGAATGAAAACAAAAAGAACTAATGATGAGAGAGTATCGTTTTTAACACAACTCATTAGCGAAAGTAAAAGTGGATATGAAAATTACAAACCACACTTTAAAGAGTTGCAAGATGCTTATTTGCTTGAAAATAAGGTAATGCAAAAATTAAGAAAAAGAAATAAATCAAGTATTTACATACCAAAAATAAACGCTAAGGTAAAGTATTTAATCACTAGCTTAAATGATGTATATTTTAATAGTGAGAGAATGGCAGATATTGAAACTTACATTAATAGCGATGATACGATTATAGAGCTATGGCAGAATGCAATTGATTTTTACAGCGGTAAAATAAATATGTTTAAGATTTTTCAACCGCTTTTCTTAGATGTTTTACTTGTGGGAACGAGTATCGCTAAGGTTACTTGGCATAAAGGAATGCCACGAATTGAAAGAGTGGATATTGATAGTATTTACTTTGATCCAAATGCGTTAAATAGCGAGGATGTAGGATATATAGTCAATGAAATTTACTTAACATATAATCAAATCCTTGAAAGACAAAAGCTAGGTTTTTATAAAAAAATTGAAATTGAAAAGCTTTTTGATGAAGATGATGAGTATAAAAAAGTAAAGCTTTATGATATTTACGAAAGAAGAAACGATGATGAGTGGGTGGTTTCTACTTTATTTGAAAATAATTTACTTAGAAATGAAGTTGCTTTACAAGATGGTCAACCTTTTGTCTGGGGTTCAATGTTACCACAACTTAAAAAGATAGATAACGAAGACTATATAAGTGCTTATGGAGAGCCTATAATGTCTTCTGCTATGCCTTTGCAAGATGAAATTAATATAACTAGAAATCTTTTAATAGATGCGGTTAGATCTCACATTATGCCTAAAATAATCGTACCCAAATCAATGGGGATAAGTAGAGAAGATATAGAAACTTTGGGAAAGCCAATTAGTGCAGATGATCCAAAAGGAGTGCAGATATTACCACCGCCAAATGTAAATAGTGCAGGAATGAATTTGCAACTTCTAGAAAGCGAACTTACAGAAGTTACAGGGATTAGTCCTCAAAACAATGGGGCTCAAACAGCAAATAATGAAACCGCAACAGAAATAAGCATAAAAGCACAAGAAGGTGGAAGAAGAAGTGCTGACTACATAAGACAGTATAACGAAACCTTTATAGAGCCTTTATTTGATAGGTTTGCAATGCTTGTTTTTAAGTATGGAGAAGATAGTTTTTTTAATGGTTTTCAAAGAGAGGATATTCCTAGTTTTAGATTTAAAATCCAAACAGGCACAGGAGCCATGAATAAAGAAGTTAGACGTGCAGGAATTCAAGCTAGTATGCAAGTTTTTTCACAATTATATCAAATGTATATGAGCATAGGCGATGCAAATTCTGCTTATGGGATTATAAATGCTAGTAAAGAACTTACTAAAGAATTATTACCAATTTTAGGTGTAAAGAATGTAAATAGTTTATTTGCTTTTGAAAATAATGAAGATATTAATCCGCAAATGCAAGGAGAAACTAATGCTTAATATTGAAATAAAAAGTGATATATCTAAAACCAAAGGAGGAAAGAATTTAATCGAATTTATAAAAGCAAAATATAGCGAATGTTTTTATATAGCTAAAAATAACAACGAAAAAGAAGTGAGGTTAAAAGCTTTAGATACTATGGCTTTTTTGGACATATTAATCAATAAAATAAAGGATGAAGAAGATGGAAAATGATGCTTTAAAAGATTTAATAAATGTCATAACAGATGATGATAAAGGACAAGTTGCTAATAATGGCGATGAACCTACGCAAGTAGAAGATAATGAACCTATGCAGGTTGCTAATGAGAACGAGCCTGATTATAAGGCGATGTTTGAAGCTTATAAAAGTGAAAATGACAACAAATTAAATGCTTTAATGAGTGAGCTTGAAGCTTTAAAAAATCCAAAAAAAGAGCCAAGCGAACAAGAATTGCAAAGAGAGCAGTATTTAAAAGAATTAGGACTTGATGGACTTGATGAGAAATTAAAAAGGCTTGAAGAGCTTGATAAAAAGCAAAAAGACAAAGAAGAGCAAGATGCACTAATCGCTAAATACGCACAAGTAGAAAGCGAGTTAAGAAAAGCCTATCCTGATGCGGATTTAAAGGCTATGGCAGAACTTGCAACAAAATTAAATGGTTTAGGCGAAGGTAATATTGACAGCTGGAAAACCTTGCTTAATTTGGTCGGAAAATCAAATAATGCCAAAAAAGCTGAAGATTTATCAAGTGCAAATAATAATGTAAGAACTAGTGATTTTAACGATAAGTTAAAAAAAGGCGAAGTTAGCGAGATAGATCTAGGCAAAGAATTATTAAGTTTAGTATAAAGGAGAAATCATGGATTTTATAACAGCTTTAAAAGGTGGTACAGGACTAGGCTCTAGCTTTGCAGATACTTTGATGAAAACAAGCAATTTTACTCCAAATTTAGCAAGTAGCAGTGGTGGTTTTTTAAATGGATTAAAAAATTCTTTTAGTAATTTTGGAGATTGGTTATTTAAAAGTAGCGATACAAACAAAATAACTAATTTTGATAGATTGGGAAATGTTTTAGGCGGTGCTGGTGCTTTATATGGTGCTTATAATCAGCAAAAAATGGCAAAGAAAAATTTTGATTTACAAAAAGATGCCTATAACTTCAATAAGTATCTAGCCAATGAAGAGTTAAACAGAAGAAAGAATATGGAAAATAAACTTCAAAATGTTTGGAGTAATTAAATAGATTTGGATTTAAGGAAGCCAAAGGGAAATTATAGCTCCCCTTAAAAAAGGGGAAATCAAGTATTAATAAGCCTTGACTATAATTATACAAAGTAGTATAATTATAACTATAATTTTGGTTAGCAATTTAATCACCTCCCAACTGGGCGGTAAATTAACGCTAAAGGGCGGCAACCCTTTGGCGTTGCACCCTTTTAAAATTATACACAAACTTCCTTAAATCCTTTATTTTAAAAGAAAGAATAAAGGAAACAAAATGGCATTTTATAACCCACAAAGAGTAGTATTTAATCCTGATACAGGCGTTATACAAAACGCAGGAAAAGTCGGTGGTGTCTTATATGACATCATGAGCAAAAGTTTTGATGATAAAGTTAAAGCTAATGAGTTTCAGCAAGAGCAAGATTTAAGAAAGCAACAAATGGAATTTAATCAGGCTATGCAAAATAATCAGCTTTTGCAAAATGAGAGAAACTTTGATTATCAAAAAGAAAGAGCAAATATAGCAGATCAGCAATGGCAAATGAATTATAACCAAAGAGCTAGACAATATGCCATGCAAAATGCTTTAAGACAGCAAGCGATAAATGCTAATAAGGCTTACAAGGATTTAAATTATCAAAAAGGATTATTAGAACTCCAAAAATTACAAAATGAGATAAATACAAAACAAAAAGAGCAAGATTTATTAAATGGAGTTTTTAGTAATAGTCAAGGTTTTGATAGTCAAAACAATATAAATTTACAAAACAATACAAGATATAAAGCAGACGCTCAGTTTTTAGATTTAGCAAGTAATCAAGGTAAAACATATGATACAACCCATGGTTTTTGGAATGGAGCTATAGAGCGTGGTTTTGGTGGATGGGGAAGTCAAAGCACGGATTTAAATGATGCAAGTGATTTATTCTTAAAAAGAATGCAAAGTGATTTATTAAGGGGTGGTAAAAATGCTAAATGGAATTTAGAGAATATACAAGCCAATTTCCCTATTAATGGTTATACTATGGAAGCAAATAATCAAAGGGTAGCTCAAGCATTAGCAGGAGAATGGTTAGCAGAAGCTCCAAACTCTTTTAAAATGGAATTAGCAGAAAGACTAGGAAACGCAAAAACAAATATTGAGAAACAAAGTGCTATAGAAGATTATAAAAATAATATGGATTTTTATAACAATTATGCTCCAAAGGTAAAAGCTTTTTATTGGGATGAAAAATACTCAAAACCTAGTAAAAATGCAGTAATTATAGATAATTCAACAACTAATCAAAATATACAAAACGATTTAGCCAAAAATATATTAGAAGTGCAAAATCAAAATACACCAAAATTACATAGCGTTAGTTTTAATGGAATTAATGCTCAAATATCAGAGCCTGATGCTAATGGTAATGTAATATTAGTTAATCAAGCAGGTAGAAAAATGCAAGTTAGCGTAGAAGAATTAAAAAAACAAGGATTAATATAATGAATATAAGAGAATTTTTATTAGAAAAACCACAAGAAAATAACATTATTTCATTTTTGCAAGATGGAGCAAGTCAAAGTGAAAATCAAAATACAAATGAATATTTAGCAAGTTTAAAAAATGAAGCAATCAATGATTTTTATAAGAATAAAGACAAATATGCTAAAGAATATGAAAAATATAATATCAAAGACCAAAATTTAACAAATCCACTAGGATATATTGGCGAATACAAAAGAGATTTGTATGATTATAATAAAAATCCTTCTATGAATGCTGATGATTTAAGTAATTATATTTTAGATAAGCAATCTAAATTTAATGCCTCTAAACCTATTTTTGCTGATGATAATGAAGTAGTAAGAAAAAGTAATCAGTTTATGAGAGATTTAGGCGATGAGTTGCAAAAATCAGGGCGTGGAAGATTATTGCAAGATGATGATGGATCTTATTGGGTGCAAGATAATAACGGAAATTATTCTAAAGTGCAAGGTAGCACAATGGGTGATTTATATCGTGGATTAAGAGATAATGGTGCTAGTATGGCTTTAGGAACAGCAGGTGCCATTGGCGGTACAATGCTAGGTGGCGGAGTTGGTATGGTTGCAGGTGGTGCATTAGGTGCATCTTTAGGGGCAGGATATGATTACTACGGAAATACAAAAGATACAAATCAAGATATGAATTTAAAAGAAGCTCTTATGCTTATGGGCGAAAATGCAGGACTTTCTTTAATAGGAGATGCAGCTTTTGCAGGAGTTGCCAAAGGAGCAAGAGTTTTAAAAAATACCTATAACATGACTAAATCAGGAGCGCAAGCTGGTAAAGATATGATAGATGGCATGGCAGTAAAAGGTGGTAATTTAAAAGAAAATATAGGGGATAAGCTTAGAAAAATAAGCCCTAGTATTTTAAATGATTTAGCTTCACAAGGTAGCGAAACTTCAAAAGCTTATGCAAGAGAGCTAATAGAAAGCGGAAATAGAAATTATGATGATATATTGCAAAAATCAAGAGCTATGCCTTTAGAAGTTAATCAAGGAAATGCATTAGTTGATGGAGTGGCAAGCAAAATAAAAGATTTCTCAAATACTGCAAAAAATGGTTTTGTAAAAAATACAGCAGACAACGTAACTAATTCACTAAATAATATTAGTAAAAATATAGGTTCAAAAGAAGCAGCACTGAATCAACAAGATCTTATTAATCTTTCTTTTATGAATGATGATTTAGCTAATATGGCAAGAAGTGTTTTAGCAAATGACCCTAAAATGGCAAATAAGGTTGCAAACTCTTTACACTTACAAGATGAGGCTATATTAAAAGAGTTAAATTTAAATAATGCTTCTAAGGCTGATGAGCTTTATGCTTTAAGAGATGCTAGAGCAAAAAGAGCTTATGATGAATTTGGAAAAGGACTTGATAAACTAGATGAACTTAATCCAAATGGTGTAAAAGTAGATAAGCAAACCATAGATGATATAGTTTTAAACTCAAGTGTTTATAGTGAAAGCACACCAGCTATGATAAAAAATTTTATTCATGAAGCAAAAAGCGGTGCATTAGATGGTAAAAGCGTTAAAGAGATTTACGATAGAATTGATGCTATAGGCAATAAAATAAAAGAAAGCTCAAGTTACAACTATAAAGATTTTTTAAATAGCTTAAAAGACGCATTTTTAGAAAATATAGTAAAAAGTGCTGATAATCCCCAAGAAGCAAAAGAGATTTTAACCAAGATTAGAAAAGATTATGCAGATTTTAAAGTATATGATAAAAGTAAATTAGGAAAAAAACTAGAAGGAAGTGAAAAAGAGATATCAAAAGATATAGATAAAATACTTAATGAAACTAATCCAAAAAAGAATTATGAAGCTATAACAAAAGGACTTAATGATGATGAGATTAAAGTTTTAGATAATCAAATAATAACTAGAGCTTTAGAAAAAAATAAAGTAAATATAGGAGATGCCAATAATCCCAAATTTGCAGTAAATTATAAAGCGGTCATGGATAATTTTGAAAACTTTAAACCAAAAAGCAAATCAGGACAAGAGAAGATTGAAGTTTTAAAAACAATAGGTGATTTACGTACTAACTTTGAAACTGTAATAGATGGTATTTTAAATTCAAAAGCAAAAGAACTAGGACATGGAATAAGTACAAATTTCATAGAAAGAGCTAAAACAATGCTTGTTAATAATTTCACTGATTATATAGCTTTTTATTTTATGAGATTATGGGAAGTTGGCAAAAGAGCTGGAACAAGAATACAAATGCGAAGGGGGTTTAGTAATATAAATAATTTAAAAGATTTTGATAGATCGGCTAAAGAATTTATAGAAAGTATTAAAGATAAAACACTCAAAGAAGAAGCACAAGAGGCTAGAAAAGAATTTAATTCAAAAGTTAAAGATTTAATCAAAGGCGACAACTTCTTCATGGATAAAGCTGATCCTAAAGACAATTCTTTAAGATTTATAGGCAAAAATGGCAAAGAGTATACTATAAATAAAGATGTTAGAAATGAATGGATGAAAACTTTCAATCTTAAAAATATCGATGATGAATATATCCCTAATATACCAAAAGAAGCAAAGATAGCTTTAAAAGATAGAGAAATAAAACTTACAAAAGGAAGTTTACTAAAGCTGATTGAAAAAGATAGAATTAAATACATACCACATATCAAAGAAACTTTAGAAAGCCCACAGGCAATCTTAAAAGATAAAGATGATTTTATTTTTATTAAAAATATAGATAATCAGACTTATTTTACAAGTATAGGCAAAGACTATGAAACGCATTTGACTATAATTAGCAATTCGCCAAAGAAACAAAATAATATAAAAAATAAAATGAAAAATGCTGAAGTAGTGTATTATAATAATGCGAGAGCCTTACCGACATCTAGGGCATCTTCAGAGACAAAGCAAGTGTCGTTCTCTAACGAAAATTCTACCCAAGCTAAGCCTAAAAAAAACTTAATGGATGATATAAAAGAGAACATTAAGAATAAAGAAGTAAAGAAAAAGAATAAAAAAAGCGTAAAACAAAGGCTTGATGAAAAAATACAAAATGATAAAAAAGCTAGTGAAGATATTCTAAAAAGATATGATAATTTTCTAAAAGAGAATAAAGATTATAATCTTGATTTTTTAGATAATATGAATTTAAATACTGTTGAATACAACTTAACTAGACAGATGATAATCAATGCCAAAGAAAGCACAAATAAAGGTGTAAAAAAAGATATTCCAAGTGCTTTAAGGGGTAAAATCGAACAAGAATTAAATATACAACCTTTAAAAGAATTTGGCGAAAATTATGCAGAATATTATCACGATGGAAAAGGTGCTTTACAAAAACTACTCATTGAAAAACAAGGACAGGTAGCAGGTGCTTTTCATAGAAAAGATTTAGGTGATATTGATTTGGTTTGGGGAGATGGAAACTTTGGATTAAGTCATATTGTCAATCGAAGAGAAGAAGATTTCATTAAACAAGGGTTAAATAAAATAGAAGCAAAAAATAAAGCTTTAAATTTTATAAAAGAAATAGAAAATATTATAAATAATGGAAATGTAAAAAAAGGTAATAATAGAGCTTTTATTGAAGTTAAGAATAGTAGAGTTATGGTAGCACTTGATTATAAAGGTAAAGATAAAAAGTGGATAGTAACTGCATATAATTTTTATTA